CTCGCTGCGCGGGGGGGTGGTGAATTCTATAAACAAGCAACCATCCATTCAGTTATTCGTGTAAAAAAGAACATACATGTCATATAAATATAAAAACTCTTTTTTGTTGGGACATATAGAACTTACAGAAAAGCAAAGTCAATTTCATAAGATCATGAGGAACCCCGAGACGAGGGTAGTATTTATTAGTGGGCCAGCAGGAACGGCAAAGACATTTATGTCAGTGTATACTGCTATATATAAACACAACCAAGACAATCTGCTTAAGATCCTATATTTGAGGAGTTTGGCTGAGAGTGCAGAGAAGGGGTTGGGTTTTCTTAAAGGAAGTATGGATGATAAATTCAATCCATATATTGGTCCTTTAGAAGATAAGCTGGATGAGCTTTTGAGTCCACATGAAAAAAAACAAATAGAACAAAGGAATGCGGTAGATGCGGCCCCGATTAACTTTATTCGTGGAGCCACATGGAGAGACAAGGTGGTTATCGTTGATGAAGCCCAAAACATGACAATAAAAGAACTTACAACTGTCGTTACTAGAATAAGTGCCAACTCTACATTATTTATATGTGGAGACACGATGCAGAGTGATATTAGGTCTACTGGTTTCCAGCAATTTTGTAAGGTTTTTGATGATGAAGAAAGTAGAAGTCATGGGATACATCATCTGCATTTTACAAAGGATGATGTTATGAGAGATAAGATTATCAGCTATTTAGTAGATAAAATTGAAAAAAACCAATTAAATTAATAAAATTAGCCATGAATAAACTTTTTTGTGTATCGTGTGGACATAAGATCTTGTATGAGATCAAGAAACCTAAGTTTTGCCCAGAATGTGGGCAGAGTCTCGATGGCTTGGCGAAGGCTTCAAAAGAACAAGATTTGGACGAGCAGCCTGAGTTAGATGTTGATTTAGATAAATTAAAAAGAGACATTGTTGTAGAGTCTTCTAATCAAAAGATGACAGTTGAACAAATTTGGGGTTCTGTCACTGCTGCCGAGGCGGGGATGGAAAGAGATAGTTTTTCTAGGCCAGCTTCGAAAGATCCTGACGGGAAAGAACTTTTAGATCAAACTATTAAAGATTGTTCCTCATCTCGGATGAGAGATGTAGATGAATAATGATTTTGATAGTCAACGAGACCATCTAGAAGAACTTCTTAAGAAATATAGACCAAAATGGCAACTAAGCGCTTTAGCTTGGATGGATTATGATGATGTTTGTCAAATAATCCGAATACATATACATAAGAAGTGGCATCTTTGGGATCAGTCTCGTCCATTCAAGCCTTGGGCTTCGATGATTATATCAAATCAGATTAAAAACCTGATTCGTAATAATTATTCAAGTTTCGCAAAGCCGTGTCTACGTTGCCCTCATAATATGGGTTCGAATTCTTGTGATTTGACAAAAAGCCAAGAACAAGATGAAAGTTGTCCTGATTTTGCTAAATGGAAGAAAAAGAAAGAAAGAGCTTATAATATAAAGCTACCATTAGCTTTGGAAGAAGGAGTTGCGACAGGAACTGCGACAATAAAAGATTTTGTTGATTATGATGGGTCTGCTCAAAAATTGCATAAACTTGTAATGGATCAGTTAAGTGAAAAACATAAAAAGATTTATTTTATGCTTTATGTCGAGAACATTGAAGAAAATGATGTTGCGAAGGAATTTGGGTTTAAAGCTGACGCAGCCAAGAGAAAAAAACCAAGATATAAACAAATGGCAAATTTGAAAAAGAAATTTTACTTAATTGCTCTTAAAGTCATAAAGAACAACGATATTTTATGAACAATTTAAAGTTAACAGAGGAGCAAAAGACTCAAATACAAGAAGAGTTCGTTAAAAACCCAGATTTGCGTCACATCACACAAATTGTGTTTGAAGATGATAGTTTGGATGGTCGTTCTAAGGAGGGAAGAGCCGTTAGAGCATTTTTAATTAATAATAATTTAGAATTTAATACAACAACACCTCAAAGAGTTGAAGAAATAGATTTAACAACTGAGCAAAGAGAATTCTTGATGAGTGATAACATCGAGAGGGGAATGAATGCTTTAGAGGCTACTAGATTAGCTTTTCGGGATAGAGAGATACAGCCACTTAGTCAGCAGCATAGGATGGTCATGGAGTTCCTGCGTAGTTACAGGCCAGAGATTGTCGATGATAATGATATGATTACTAGTGATAAGTGGACTCCTCCTAAATCACTATCTAGAGCTATTAAAAAGGTAAACGATTGGGCTGGTCAGACATTTGACGAAATATCAATACAAACAAAACAAAAGAAAATGTGCGAAAGGCTTCTCTTCTACCTGAAGAGTCCTCGTTTCGTTCATTTCATAAATCAATATTCAACAATAGCAGATAGAGACTTATTTGAGAGTGAGTTTGTCAGAACGGTGTGGGATAAGCCCGATTTAACAAATGATGAGCTAAACTTGTATATTACTGTTTGCACAAACTATGTTCGACAGAAGCATATTCAACAGAGAATCGACAGATTAAACAATATGCTCAATGACACTGAAAATGAGCGAGATATAACATTGCGTCTTACAGAGATCATAAAGGCCACCAGCGACGAGCTAAACCAATGTGAGAAGAGAATCGAATCTTTGACGAAAGACCTTAACGGGAGCCGTCAGGCGCGTTTAAAGGCAAGAGGAGAGCAGAACGGTAGTATTGCTGCTCTAGTGGAGGCATTTCAAGACAAAGAGGAGCGTGATCGCATGATAATGATGGCAGAGATGCAGAACAAGCTAATCGAAGAAGAAGCTGATCGACTTGAGTCTATGGATGACTACAAAGCTAGGATTCTAGGAATATCTAAAAAAGAGATCTTATGAGCGATTTTGTCTGTAAAGAATGTGGTAAAGAGTTTGACAAAAAAAGAAGCTTCCATGCTCACCTAAAAGCTCATTCTCTAACTATAGGAGACTACTATGTCAAACATTACGACCGAAGAGACCTCTACACGGGTGAAAAATTGGCTTTTCGATCTTATGATCAATATTTTAGGGATAGCTTTAACTGTTATGATAATTTTAAGTTATGGATGGACTCGGCTCCAGAGGAGGAGGTTAAAAAGTATATCAAAGAAAAGGTCGTAGATAAATTTACATCAAAAGAAATTTCTATATCGCCACCAAACCTTTTTTATGACTTGTCACAGATGGCAAGCATATTTTACTATAAAAAATTCTGGGGATCTTATTCTGCCTTTTTGGAGGAAGTCGAGGCAGAAAATTACTTCAATGCAAATCTACCTAAAAATTTCTGGGAGAATGATCATCAGACTATACCAATCTTCACTGACACTAGAGAAAAAACTCCACTTATATTTCAAAACTCTATAACAAATAAATTAGACTTTGGAGACTACACTGCTAGAGGAGACTTATATACAAAGACATTTGTTGACCGAAAATCTCAAGATGATTTTAGACAAACGTTTGGTAAGGACATTGACAGGTTTAGGCGCGAGATGGATAGATGCGTAGAGTTTAACTCTTACATGTTCGTTGTGGTAGAAACAACAATAAACAAATTAGAAGAAGACAACAAGGTTTCTAAGTTTAAATCTAATCTTGGTTATCTGTGGCACAATATACGAAACTTAATTATAGACTACCCGAAAAACATACAAATTATTTTTGCACACAACAGAGCAGGAGCTAAAAAGCTAATTCCACTTATTCTTTATCATGGAGAAGCTATGTGGAAAGTTGACTTACAATATTTTATAGATGAACGAATAGATGTCTTGGACAAAGGGAAAACAAGGATATCGGCTTGAACATTCCTCTCAGGAACTAAATAAGTTCCTAAAGGAAATGGATGGCAGTATCAAAGAAGAAGAAGCGAAGTATTTGCTGTATAAGTTCTTGCGGAACAATATAGCATTTACTTCTGAGTTATTTTTAGGTGTTAAGTTATTCCCCTTTCAAGCAATGGCTATTAAGGGGATGATGGTTTCAGACTATTCCATGTTCGTATTTTCGCGTGGTATGTCGAAAACCTTCTCTACTGCGATCTACGTCTTACTAGAGTGTCTACTTAACCCCAATTCTAACATAGGGGTTATTGCGGGGACATTTAGGCAATCAAAACAAATCTTCCAAAAGATGGAGGATATAATTAGCAAACCCGAAGCAAGCCTAATTAAAGAATGCGGATTTAAGATAACCAAAGGAACTGACCAATGGACAATGACTTTAGGTAAGGCTAGGGCGATAGCCCTTCCGTTAGCTAATGGCGAAAGGCTTCGTGGATTTCGATTTAATAGAATTGTGTTGGATGAGTTCTTAACTATACCTGAAAAAATATTTAATGAAGTTATTATACCATTTTTGGGGGTCGTAGAGAATCCCATCGAGAGAGAAGAGCTATACAATCTAGAATCTAAAATAATCGACAAAGGCGAGATGACAGAAAATGATAGGTATATCTGGCCCAATAACAAACTTATTATTCTTTCATCTCCATCATTTAAATTTGAATATATGTATAAACTTTATAAAAAATATGAAGATCTAATACAAGGAGAAGGGGGGAAAGAAGGACAAGAAGAATGGGAAGATGATGACCTTAAAGATGATGCTTATAGACTGATTATGCAATTAAGTTATGATTGTGCTCCATCAAGACTATATGATCAAAATCTGCTTAAACAGGCTAAAGCTACTATGAGTGAGATGCAGTTCAAAAGAGAGTTTGGCGCACAATTTGTAGATGAAAGTGATGGATATTACAGATTATCAAAAATGGCAGCTTGCACCATACCAGATGGTGAATTCCCTGCTGTCGAAGTTGTTGGTAACCCCAGTGAAGAATACTTGTTGTCTTTTGACCCTAACTGGGCTGGCAACACAAGCGCTGACCATTTTGCAATGCATGTTTTCAAGATAGATAGAGAAGCACAGAAAGTATGCTTGGTTCACGGTTATGCTATAGCGGGAGTTTCCTTAAAACAACATATGGAATATATGTTATACCTAATACAACATTTTAATATTGTTGGTATCTGCGGTGACTATAATGGAGGAGTTCAGTTTATAAATTCTTGTAATGAAAGTGCTTTGTTTAAAAATGCAAAGATAAACATTGGTGTTATTGACGTTGATCTAGAAAAACCAGAAAATTGGCATTCAGATGTAATAAGCTTTAAAAACCAATATAATTTAAGAGAGAGGAATTACTGTATTTTAAGAAAACCTACATCGAACTGGATTAGAAACGCTAATGAAATGTTGCAAGCAGCAATAGATCATAAAAGAATTTTATTTGCGTCCAGAGCGGTTGACGCTCATTTTGATGAACAAAGAAAAAAGAACTTACCTATAGATAAATTAAACTGGGATATAAAATCCCCTAAAGCTTCTAAAGGAGCTATGATGATTGATTTCATAGATCACCAAAAGTATGTTGTTGAACTTACAAAGTCAGAATGCGCCAACATTGAGGTTATTGCAAATCCTCAAGGTTCTCAATCATTTAACTTACCACAAAATCTGAGAAGACAAAAAG